TCACAAATAAAACAAGGCATTATTGACGCTGTTGCAAGTGTTCACGAGATTGATCCAAAAATAATTTCTCAAATTGGTTATCACACACAAAAGTGGGAGCCAGGAGCGTATGCAAGAAAACACTCTGACAACACAGACGAACACGGACACTCTGGTGCATTTACAAGAAGTAGATATGCAGCATTCTTATATTTGAACGATGACTTTGATGGTGGAATGTTACAGTTCCCAGATCAAGAGATAAGTCTACAACCTAAAGTTGGAATGCTTGCTGCTTTTGATGGTGGATTTAATAACATGCACGAGGTAAGCCTTATTACTAAGGGAGTTAGATATACAATTGGTTCTTTTTGGGACGACAGAGAAGAAGATGCATACCCACAAGAATTAAGAGATGCCTGGGCTGCAGAAATGAAAGAAACTAGAGCAAAACAAGAAATTGAAAGAGCAGAATGGCAAGAATTGCTTAAGCAAGGCTGGAAGCTAGACAAGGACGGAAATAAGTATAACTCTAATGAGGTGCCAAATGCTTGAAAAGTTTAAAGAAAAACTTAAAGAAAATAATTTTGTATTTGAAGAAGTTACAGATGAAATTCTTTGGATTAAAGATTTTTTTACAAATGAAGATCTAGACTTTGTTTTAAAATGCATAGATAATGCATCACAAGCAGACTGGGAAATAGAATATACAACAAATCTTGCTAGATTTTGTATGGAAAAGTTTGGAAGAGATGATGTAGACAACCTTGTTGCTGAAGGAAAATTTGAAATCACACAAAACTGGGCAGATAAAAATTTAAACATAAAGCATCATAAAGAGCAGCAAGTTTTTTATAAAAGATTATCAACAATGGTTGATGATTCAGATCCTTTATTAATGTTAAGTGGATTAGCAACAATTCAAAGAATGCAAAAAGGAGTTGAACTAAAATCTCATACAGATCAGCATACAGACCCATCAATAAAATATGCAACAATTATATATATAAATGATGACTATGTAGAAGGAGAGCTGTTCTTTCCAAATCTTGGAATATCATTAAGACCAAAGCCAAAAGACTTGTTGTTTTTTCCAGGGGACAATAAGCACGAGCATGGAGTAAAGCATGTTGGAGAAGGACCAATAAGATATGTTATAGTAGGATTTATTAAAGAAAAAAACCACTATGAAAACAACAAATACTAAGGAGAACAGGTGAACGTAGAAAAACTAGATCCAAAAACTTATTACTATACTGATGCAATAGAAGATTTTGATACCTTTAAAAAGGTTTGGAAAGATCTAGATACTCTTGAGCAATACAGTGAGTTAGGTGTAAATGTTTGGAACCCTTGGACATCTTCTAACGACAAAACTTTTATTTATGGAGAAACAAAAACATTTGACGTAAACGCAATAAACAACCTTAGTGGAGAAGTAGCAGAAAAAAGTAAATATATATATGACGCTATTATGACTACGATGTACAATGTTTGCAAAGACTACGCATCTTCTTTGGGGGATTTTGATGAGCCAAGGCTTTTTCCAACCTTTAATATAAAAAAATATAATACTGGAATGGGCATGGGGGCACACTTTGATCAATTAGATGGAGACCAAACCCTAAGATATTCTTTAGTCATGTACCTCAATGATGACTGTGAGGGTGGAGAAATCTCTTTCCAGCTAAAAGATTATGATGGAGGATGGACAAGTTCTGATGGATGGGTAAGAGGTGCTCCAGCAGTAGACTTAGACTATGATGTTGCAGTTGCTGATAAATCTATTGATTTTGGTTTAAAACCTAAAGCAAATAGCGTTGTTATATTTCCAGCATACGCTCCATACTTTCACACAGCACACGTAGTTAAGTCTGGGTATAAGTTTATGGTTCCTGGTCACTGGATTCATAACCACATGAGCCTTAATTCTAGTCAGAGCATGTAATTGAAAACAGCAATAGTTACTGGAGCAAGCAAGGGTGTTGGAAGAGCAACCGTAAAGCTTCTTGAAAAAAGTGGATACAAGGTAATCGCAGCATCAAGAAATATCTCTAAAATGTTAGACCTTGTTTCAGACAATGTTGAAATTTATCAGATAGATGTTACAGACTCTGACCAAATAAAACTATTTGCTGAAAAATATAAAGACATCACTTTAGACTTGCTAGTTAATAATGCAGGTGGTGGATCTAGTCCAACAATGATTATTAATGAAACACCAGCAAACTTTAGAATTGCATATGATATTAATGTAACAGGGCCAATGTATATTTCTCAGTTATTTGTACCAGCAATGGAAAAGTCCACTAACCCAACCATTATTTTTGTTAGCTCATTGGGTGGTAAGGTTCCGTACCGTTCTGGAGGCAATTACATTAATGCTAAAAGAGGTCAGATGGCATTGGTAGATACAATGAGGCTAGAATTTCCTCAATATGGTATTAAAATAACTGAAATTTGTCCAGGCACAATTGATACACAAGAAGAAAGACGTGATAGTGCTATTACCGCTGAGGATATGGCAGAGTGCATTCGCTGGGTATCTGATCTACCAAGCCATGTTAACATTAATCATATTGAGCTAAATCATATTAATAGTAGTAAATTTGGTTAGCCCTATGTATAATTTTAAAATTAACAAACTTGCTGAAGATGTTTATGAAATTGAAAACTTTTTAGATTCTTTAGAGCTAGAGTCAATTTTGGCTATTATTAATCAAGCAACTGAAGATCAATGGCATGACAAAAACTATATTGGTGATGAGAATGATTTTTGGTATGGCAAAAGCTTATTCCTTGGTGAAAATAATGAATTTTGCAAGACTGCTATTTTTGATAAAGTTGATTACATATTCCCATCATATTATTACTGTGAAAAAGAAATAAAAATATCTAGATTTAAAGAGGAAGAAGCAATTGGTCAGCATCGTGATAATGACACAACCCCACAAGGGTATTATCTTGGATACGGCATCGTAATTTACTATAATAATGACTATCTTGGTGGAGAGATTGACTATCCAGAATTAGGAATAACAATTAAACCAAAAGCAGGATCTGCCCTTATTCACGGAGGAGAAATACTGCATGGCTCATTACCAGTCCTAAATGATACTACAAGATATTTTTCAACTATCTTTATGAGGGGTAATGACGAATACCCAGTAACGTTAAATAAAGATCTTCCTTTTTAAATAGGAAACTTCTTCATCCAAACCTTAGTCTTTGGCGTTATTCCATGCCAAGCAGACCAATCTTTACCACCATTACTCATATGATAGGCAACCTGTGCATTAATAACAGGGTTTAACAATTCACTGTTAAAGTTAATGCCAAACTTTTCTTTGCGACCATCCTTTAGCATTCCAATCATATTTATCTGGAATATACCATAAGAATTGTCCCCAGTCTTTTCATTACCATTAAAAGCCATTGGACGACCATTAGATTCTTTCTTAGCTACCGCCCAAGCTTTTACAAGGCCCTCTCCACGGAAACCAACGGCATGAAGAAGTTCCTTTAGTTGACGATCTGTCAGACTAATGGCATCTTGATACTTGTGCAGAACGTTTAAGTCTTTTTTTACTGCTACCAGACTTTTAGGCTTAGAAAGCAAAAAAACCGCTTTGGCGGTTGGCATAGCAAGAACTTCTGTTTTACTTAGATTATTTTCGGTATTTAAAGCATTGGCTGAATTACTCAAAGGAGCAACCAACCCAAGTAGTGCAAGGATTCCAATCCAAACCTTCTTATCTCTTCTCATAATAATAACCTCCTAGAGACTAAAGATGCTACCAGTTGGTAGCACTCTCTAAGTATAGCATCCAAATTCCCCAAAAAGCAAGTTTTTATGATATTTATTTAAATTATTTTAAATCCTGTAATTTCTTATTTTCATCGTGGTATAATATAAAAATGGCTACATATAGAGGACAAGCGTCTACATACGATATTGGAGAAGCTCCACCATTCGTTAATTGGACTTTTGTCAAGGGAGATAGTGCAGCATTTAAGGTTTATTTAACAGATGATGCAAAAGTACCATTGGAAATTCCTGACTGGAATATTTCTATGCAGATCAAGCGTCCTACTACAACACCAGTTGTTCCTGGAGAAATAACAGACACAGCAACACTTCTTTTAACCTTAGTTCCAATTCAAGATGCAGATGATCTAGATGGTGAGTTTACTGTTTCATTATCACCAGCACAAACTGCAACACTACGAACAAATGATATTTTTGATATTGAGGTTTCTTTACCGCAAGATGCAATAGTTTGGACGGTAGCTCAAGGCAAACTTATTGTCCTTGAAGATGTGACTGCATAATGGCTAATGTTAAGATTTATGACAAGCAGCCAGTATTTACAAAAAGAATTGAACAAGATCTTTCAATAAAAGCATCTGTCAGGGCACCAAGTAAAAATGTTACAATTAACTCTGTTTTACCCTTTAGAATTAGATTAACAGCAATACGGATTGAGGCTAGTGGTTTATCTACTGTTGTACCAATCCCGTTGCAAATTATTGGCTTTAGTAACTATATACTTTGATATAAATATGATATAATGGGCATATGTCCAGACTACCGCTTAGCACAGTAAAAACCACATTTCAAACAGGTGATCGTCCATCACAAACGGACTACGAAAACCTAATTGATTCAACAGCAGCACAGGCAACAGACCTAGGTACTTCTGGTAACAATGAAAATACTATTTCAGACATTCAGAATGCAACAGTAATTGACAACTTTGACGGTACAGTCTGGAGAATGGTTAAATACTTAATCTCTATAAAGAAGACATCTGCTGGAGATAATAAATTTTATGCAACAGAATTAACAATACTTGTTGACGGTACAAATGTAAACGTCAGCGAATATGGAACAATAGACAACGATGGGAACATTGGCACCATTAGCGTCTCTAGGGTGGCGGATACAGTAAATATTTCTGTAACGCCAGTGGTGGGTATTACGCCTATAACCGTACGATTTGCTCGTATGGGTTTAAAGGCTTAACCAACAAGGAGATAAGAAATGGCAACAGTAAATAAAGACTTTAAGGTAAAGAATGGGCTCATTGTTGAAGGTACAACAGCTACAGTCAACAATTTTGACATTCTTACAAAGAAGCAAGCAGATCAAGACTACATAGTTGGTCTTATTGGCGGTACATCAACATCTGCTAACACTGCAAACACAGTTGTAAAGCGTGATGCTAATGGTAACTTTGCAGCAGGAACAGTTACAGCAGCCTTAACAGGTAACGTAACTGGTAATTTAACAGGCAACGTAACAGGTGACGTAACTGGAACAGTTTCAAGCCTTTCAAACCATGACACTGCAGATCTTGCAGAAGGAACAAACCTTTACTTCACAGATGAAAGAGCACAAGATGCCATTGGAAACAATGTTGGAACTGGTCTTTCATATAATGATTCAACAGGTGCAGTATCTGTAACAGCAAATACTTATGACGCATACGGTGCAGCAGCAGCAGCTAAAACTGCAGCAGAAGCAACAGCAGCATCAGACGCTACATCTAAAGTCGCTGCAGAAGCAGCACTTAGAGTATCAGGCGACTCAGCCTCAGTAGCAACTGCATCAGCAGATGCAACATCTAAGGCCAACGCCGCTCAAGCAGCAGCAGAGGCAACAGCTGCAGCAGCACTTTCTTCACACGAATCAGACACAACAAACGTTCATGGAATTGCAAACACGGCTCTTCTTGCAACTACTGCAAACGTAGCAACTGCCAAGACGGAAGCAATTGACGCAGCAGCGTCAGCAAGTGCATCAGCAATCTCAGCAGCAATTGCAACAGAAGTTACAAACCGCAACACAGCAATTGGAACCGCAGTAGATAATCTTGTTGATGGTGCACCAGCACTTCTTAATACATTAAATGAATTAGCAGCAGCAATTAATGATGACGCTAATTACACAACAACTATTACAACAGCTTTGGGAACAAAAGCCCCACTTGCTTCACCAGCGCTTACTGGTGTACCAACAGCACCGACTGCAGCAGCAAATACTGATACAACTCAGATTGCTACAACAGCATTTGCTAAGGCAGAAGCAGACGCAGCCCAGACAGCAGCAGAGGCAACAGCATCAGCCGATGCAACAGCAAAGGTTGCTTCAGAAGCAGCACTTAGAGTATCAGGTGATGCTGCATCAGTCAGCACCGCAGCCTCAGATGCAACATCTAAGGTAGCAGCAGAAGCAGCACTAAGAGTTTCTGGAGATGCAGCCTCAGTATCAACTGCAGCTGCAGATGCTACTTCAAAGGTTGCTGCAGAAGCAGCACTAAGAGTTTCTGGAGATGCTGCATCAGTTTCTACAGCAGCAGCTGACGCTACTTCAAAGGCTAACGCTGCACAAGCAGCTGCAATTGCTCACGCAGATGCACTTGTTACTTCTGATGTAGCAGAATCAGGAAGCCTATACTTCACAGATGCTCGTGCCAAGTCTTCAGCAGCAGATCTTTTGACTAGTGCTACAAAGACTAACATTACAATCACTGGTTCAGGTACAGGTCTTGTTATTACCGCAGAAAACGGTGTAGCAGATTCTACAACAACTGACCTTGCAGAAGGTACAAATAAGTACTTCACAAATGCTCGTGCAGTAACTGCTCTTGAAGCAGTTGTTCCAAACTTTACAGAAGTTGATATCAACTCTCTTGCAACTCAGGTAGCTGCAACAATTTCTGTACCAACAGCAAGTGCTTCAAATGTAGCATACGCTTTTGCTAAGGCAGACTATCGTTCAGCAGAGTTCTTGGTTAAGACCGCTTATGGAGTCCATACAGAAATATCAAAGGTTTTATTAACACTTGATACAGCTGACAATATTGCAATAACAGAGTATGGAACAATTGGAACAAATGGTTCAGCGATGACTATATCAGCAGGCGTCAGCGGATCAAATGTACAACTTCTAGTAACTACTGCTAACAACTCCTCAACAGTCACTGTTGTTGGAACACTACTAAAGTAATCTAACAAAGGAGAAACCAAGTGTCAACGGTTAACAAAGATTTTAAAGTCAAGAATGGCATAATCGTTGGCCTTGGTGGAACTTTCGGCGGTGCGGTAACAGTAGGAACTCCTACTATTGCAACACATGCAGCAACTAAGGAGTACGTAGATTCATTAACAGGAGGTATGGCTGTATCATCAACAGCTCCTGCAAGTCCAACAAATGGACAGTTGTACTACGATACTGTTTATAACAGAGTACATGTTTATTATAATAATCAGTGGGCTGCTTTAGCAAATATGGCAGATGCAGAATTATTGCAGGAGCATATTCACGATACATCTATTGATGGAAATGGTATGCTTGCAAGTATATTTATTGAGGGTGGATCATATGACACAGTGGGGGCACTAATAGAAACTGGTGCATACAATACTACTGTATTCACAGAAACGTGGGATGGCGGAAGTTCAATTGATAACTTCAATTAAAATCTGTTATAATATTACTACTGATACCTGGAGGAGCAAGTAAATGGCAACAAGAATGCAACAACGTAGAGGCACTGCAGCGCAGTGGATCTCTACAAATAGTGGAAATGGGCCAATTCTAGCAATAGGTGAAATTGGTTATGAGTCAGACACAAATAAATTTAAGATTGGTGATGGAGTAAACCACTGGGTAAACCTAGCATACTTCGTTGACCTTGCTACAACAATTGCAGGTGCGCCAGGACTACTCAACTCTCTTGATGAGCTTGCAGCAGCAATTGGCGATGATCCAGCTTTCTTTACAACAGTTGCCACAAACCTTTCAAACCACCAAGCAGATACAACAGCCATCCACGGTATTGCAGATACTTCACTTTTAGTTACAACAACAGGAACACAAACTTTAACAAATAAAACTATTACATCTCCAGCAGGATTGGTAAAGGGAGATGTTGGTCTTGGAAATGTTGACAATACATCAGATGCTGATAAGCCTGTTTCTACAGCTACACAGACTGCACTGAATTTAAAGGCAAACTCAGCAGACATTGCAGAACTTTCACAGGATGCTATTGACACTGCTATAGTTGCTGGAAATGGTCTTTTAAAGACATACAGTGATCCTGGAAACACAATTTCACTTGCCGTTGATGCAACAGCATTCCAGGCAAAAGTTGCAAACGTTGACGATACTGAAATTGGATACCTTAATGGACTTTCAGCTAATGTTCAAAATCAAATTAATCTTAGAGCCACAATTGCTTCCCCAACATTTACAGGAACTGTATCTGGTATTACAAAAGCAATGGTTGGCCTTACAAGCGTAGACGATACATCAGACGCAAATAAGCAAATCTCAACAGCCACACAAGCAGCGCTTGACCTTAAAGCACCTATCGCATCCCCAACATTTACTGGAACTGTAAGCGGTGTAACAAAGGCACATGTTGGACTTGCAGATGTAAATAATACTTCAGATGCAGCAAAGCCAGTTTCAACCGCTACACAAACAGCACTTGATCTTAAGGCACCTCTTGCTAGCCCAGCATTAACTGGTACAGCAACTGCAGTCAACCTTACAGTTAGCAATGATTTAATTGTTGACGGTAACTTAACAGTTTCTGGAACAAGTGCAACTGTAAACACAACAAATCTTACAGTTGAAGACCCAGTAATTTATCTTGGTAGTGGTAATGCTGCCAACCTTGTAGATATTGGTTTTGTAGGCTCATACAACGATGGAACAGCTAAACATCAAGGTTTTGTAAAGGACTCATCTGATGCAAAATGGAAACTGTTTAAGGGAGTTGCTGATGCACCAACAACTACTGTTAATTTTGGACAAGGATCACTTGATGACCTTGCAGTTGGTGCACTTGAAGCAACATCATTAACTGTTGGTTCAGTATCTAATACTGAAATTGGATACCTTGATGGATTAACTGAAAATATTCAAACACAACTTGCTTCAAAGCTTGGAGCAGTAGCTGCTAGCACAACATACGCTCCACTTTCTTCTCCAACATTCACAGGAACAGTTGCTGGTGTTACAAAAGCACACGTTGGCCTTGGAAATGTTGATAACACAACAGACGCAAACAAACCAATCTCAACTGCTACACAAACACAGCTTGATCTTAAGCTTGCATCTTCTACAGCAGCATCTACATATGCTCCACTAGCTTCACCAACATTTACAGGAACAGTTTCTGGTGTTACAAAAGCACACGTAGGTCTTGGAAACGTTGATAACACAGCAGATACTGCAAAGCCAGTTTCAACAGCAACACAAACTGCTCTTGGTCTACGTGCCCCAATTGCCTCACCAACATTTACAGGAACAGTTACAATACCTACAGGAGCACTAATTTCAGGTTACGCTACACTTGAATCTCCAACATTTACTGGCACCGTTGCTGGTATAACTAAGACAATGGTAGGTCTTGCTAACGTTGACAACACAACAGATTCTCTAAAACCAATATCAAGCGCTACACAAGCAGCACTTGATCTTAAAGCCCCAATTGCCTCACCAACATTTACTGGCACCGTTTCTGGTGTAACCAAGTCTATGGTTGGCCTTGGTAACGCAGACAATACATCAGATGCACTTAAGCCAATTTCAGATGCTACATCAACAGCACTTGCTCTTAAGGCTCCACTTGCATCACCTACATTTACAGGCACTGTAACTCTTCCAGCAGGAACTGTTACATCAGGAATGATTGCAGATGGAACAATTGTTGATGGAGATATTGCTTCAGCAGCAGGAATTGCTCAGTCTAAAATTTCAGGTCTTACTACAGACCTAGGACTTAAGGCACCATTAGCATCTCCAGCTCTTACTGGAACACCAACTGCACCACTTGCAGCAACTGGAACTAATACAACACAAGTTGCTACAACAAGTTTCGTTCAGCAAGAACTTGCTATTTTAACAACTGGTGCACCAGCAGCACTTAACACTCTTGATGAACTCGCAGCAGCACTTGGTGATGATGCAAACTACGCAGCAACCATTACAACTGCACTTGGAAATAAAGCACCTCTAGCATCACCAACATTCACAGGCACTGTAAATGCAGCAGCAGTTACAGCATCAGGTTTAATTACAGCCTCTGCTTCAGGTGTAGCGTTTACAGACGGTACTCAGACAAAAGCTGGTGTACCATCACTAACAACTACAACAACTACAATTGGAGCAGCCTACAACTTATCAACAGGTGGGCTTGCTCTGAGAGATCAGTTAATTCAAATTTCAGGAGCATATGCAGTAACGGTTCCAACTATGGCAACAACTGCTTTTCCAGTAGGAACATCAATTAGTTTCTGGCAATCATCTGGAGCAGGTGGAGCAAACTTTGTAGCAGCAGCTGGAGTAACAATCTATGCAGCACCAGGAAATACTCTAAGAGCACTCTACTCATCTGCTACACTTACAAAGGTAGCAACAGATGCATGGTTACTATCTGGAGATATAAAAGCATAGTACTTATTAAATAATAGAGTACTAACTCTATACTAAAGATTTACACGCTCTTTATGAGCGTGTTTTTCTTTTTAAAGTGTGTTATACTTAAGTACTGCTTTAGAGAACATAAAGCACTCCGTTAATTTTACTTTGAAAGGTATATAAAAATGTCAGAAAGTGTATTTTCGTTTCGTTTATCAGAAGAGTTTGTAAATAAATATCAGTTTACTCCAGCTCCATTTGGATTTTCAGATGCAGGGTCCAATTCATTGGGAGAGATAACATTTATTCGTACATATTCTCGTGTTAAAGAAGATGGAACAAAAGAACGCTGGCATGAGGTTTGTCGCCGTGTAATTGAGGGTATGTATTCAGTTCAAAAGAATCATGCTAAAGATAATCGTCTACCATGGAATGATAATAAAGCACAGAAGTCTGCACAGGAAGCCTTTCAAAGAATGTTTGAATTAAAGTGGACTCCTCCAGGTCGTGGTCTTTGGGCATTTGGTACACCAATGACTATGGAAAAGCGCAACTCTTCATCCCTCCAAAATTGTGCAATGGTTTCAACTAGAGACCTTGACCGCAATGATCCTGGTGCATTATTTGCTTGGGTAATGGATGCATTAATGCTAGGTATTGGAGTTGGCTTTGATACTCTTGGCCAAGATAAGAAAATGGCAATCTACGCACCAACAGAGCCAGAATCAACATATGATATTCCTGATACTCGTGAAGGCTGGGTTGAATCAGTTCGTATCTTGATTAACTCATTTTTACGCCAAAATCAATCAATTCAGCTTTTTAACTATGACCTTATCCGTCCACTAGGTGCCCCTATTAAGGGCTTTGGAGGCGTTGCAAGCGGTCCAGCACCACTCATTGATCTCCATACACGTATTCGCAATGTAATTGGCTCTAGAGCAGGAGAGTTCTTAGATAGCCGTGCTATTGTTGATATTATTAATCTTATTGGTACCTGTGTGGTATCAGGAAATGTTCGTCGATCTGCCACTCTTGCACTAGGTTCTCCAGGAGATGAAGGTTTTATTAATCTTAAAAATCCAGAAGTATTTCCAGAGCGTAACTCATATGATCCAGAAAAACCAGGTTGGGCATGGATGAGTAATAACTCTATTGCTGCAGAAGTAGGAACAAAATATGAAGACTATGTTGATTTAATTGCAGATAATGGTGAGCCAGGTTTTATTTGGCTTGATGTTGCTAGAAACTTTGGTCGTCTTGCAGATCCTGCAGATGGAAAAGATTCTAGAATTATGGGCTTCAATCCTTGTGCGGAGCAGCCATTGGAATCATACGAACTTTGTACACTTGTAGAAGTGCACTTGAATCGTCATGAATCTAAGGAGGACTTCCTGCGTACCCTTAAGTTTGCATACTTA